TCGGTCATGGCGGTTAGTTCGCGTTCAGCGAACAATGCTCGATCTCTCATATCGGCCAGCATTGCGTAGGTCGGTGTGTCTGTTTTCATAGTTCGGTTTGGTTCGTAATTTGGACAAATAAAATTGTCACATTTGGCGCCCGGCTTATTCTCGCCGCCGCAAATATCACATTCAATCTGTTCCATTTTGTTCGGGTTGGTTCGGTGTTTTTCTGTAGCTGGCCCAGTTGCATTCGATCCCGCCGCCTGTCTCCCTGATTCGGCTGATTATGCTCGGACTGAGCTGTGCGGCGAAGTCCTGCCTGGTCACGTTTGTGATGAGCATCGTAGGGAGCATCGCGTCGTATCGTTTGTCCATGATGTGAGTCAGCTTGTCATCTTCATATTTTGTCTCGCCCCGGACGTGCGCTTCGTCGATCACAAGAAACGCCGCTGAAGATAACTTGTCAATAATATATTTTTCGCTTTTTTCCTTAGGCCGGCCATAACCATTTTTTAGGTCAATGAAAATCTCCATCGCCTTAACGTAAATAGCCGGTCGGTGTTCGGGGTGTGATTGCATCGCCCATTCCTTCCGCGGCTTTTCCGAGTTCGGAAATCTGGCATGCTTGGCCAGTTCGCACGCTATCTGGGTCTTGCCGGTTCCGCGCCGACCGTATGCGATCACAATTCCGCCCGATTCGACTATATCCAGCGCCGTCTGATACGCTGTCTGCCATTCGTAGCCAAACAATTCGTCAGGATGCTCATGGCGGGCAGGAAAGCCGATTCTTGGCACGGTATAGCTAATCGGCGCCGAAACGGTCGTGGCGGGGTCGTGTGGCGCTGGTTTGCGTATTGCTAGGTCGTCTAGGTTTGGGATTGTTCCCATTATTTGTGATAATGCTGTGTTTGTGTTCATTTTGTTCGGTTCGGTTCTGGTTTATTGTGTGTAGGCAAATTCAAAGTCGATCACGCCGCCTTCTGGGTCGTTCGCGTGCCGGTCATGGTGGGTTGTGGTTGGTTTGGATGCGGTTGGTTCTGGCAGATTCTCCCATTGCTCATTCTGGATCCAGATGTGGATCCCCTCTGAGTAGCCATCGCGCCATTTAGGGCATTTGTTCCATGCGTCCAGTCCGGTTTTAAGTTGTTCTAAGGTTGGCTTGATTCGTAGCTTTTTCCATGCCTCCGCAAGTTGCTTTTTGCTGGATCGCATTTTGCTGGCAGATGGTATGTTGCTCCAGATGAAAGCGCATTCTTTTTCGTCCGATGTAATCGGGCAAGAAGTCTTTCCTTTCCCTGTTCCATTTCCTTTCCCTGCTCCCTTCCCTTCCAGACCGGATTGATACGGTATTGATACGGTATTACTACCGTCAGTGTATAAACCCTTGATTTTGCTAGGTTTTGACTTGTTTATGACCTGATGAATCAAGAAGCTCGGCACAAATCCAATCGCGCCGTGAGTCGGGTGATTCTTGATCTCAATATACCCTATTTCGGACAGCTCCCGTAGTGATACGGTAGTGATACGGGAATCGTCATCTAGCGGTCTGATTGCATTTCTGATCATTCTCGGTTCCGCGAAAAAGTAACCTTCATCGTCAGCGACGTTCAGCAATCCGATAGCTAAGAGCTTGGTGCTGTCGCTTTGTTTCGACATTACCGGATGCGCCCAAAATTCTGGTTTAATGGTTCTGATTCTCATGATTTTGATCAATAAAAAGCCCGCCATTAGTAGCAGTGATCACCTGCATCATCCGAAGAATCAACAGAACTGCGCCTAATGGCGGGAAAGTTGTCTGGTTGTTTTATCACGGTGATCGTGTGATATTGTCTTGCGACGTGTTAAATCTAAGTTATGTTGCCCAGTATGTCAACTTTCTAGAATAAACTCAACTGCGCTTTTGCGTTGGTTAAATTCTGACAGGCTTGGTTGAAATACGATTCTTTTAATTCAGATCCGATAAAGCGTCGGCCAATTTGCAAAGACTTGTATCCTTCGCTGCCAATTCCTGCAAACGGCGAATAAACCAAGTCGCCAGGATTGCTCCATAGAGTTACGGCGCGTTCGATAACGTCAAGCTGCAAAGGGCAAATGTGCTTTTCGTCTTTGTGATCCTTCGCCCCGTCTTTATTCAGCACGTTTCCTTGATCAACTGTCATCCATACAGGGCTGGCGACTTCTTGCCACCATGACACTGGAAATTGATTTGCGTCCTTAGTGATTGGCTTTGGATTCTTGCCAGGCGCTTTGAATACAAGCAGATAGTCAGCGCATCCGACGCGGGAATCGGAGCTGTCTTTTTTGAGTGTGGCATGTAGCAATCCATGCGCTTTTGTCCGTTGCATTTCTGTCACCGGTGATTTCCAAATGCAGATACGCGAGTGAAACAGGAATCCATGTCTCCAAAATGCGCGAATGATTTCACCGCTGAAGTCTTGAAACTGGATGTTTCCGTGTTTCCATTTTGTCGCCAGTAAGTCAACGCAATGCACAGCCACTTCGCGCCCCGGCACCATGATCCGTTTCATTTCTTCGATCAGGATTTCGAAGTGTTTCGTAAAGTCGTCCAGTCCGTCGCAATTTCCCATGTCCTGAGGGTCGTTGCTATATGTGAACAAATCCGCGAAAGGAGGACTGAACACGGAAAAATCAATAGAATGATCTTCAATTTTACGCGCCACTCTTACGCAATCGCCGTGATAGATTTCCCACCCGTCGCCCGTCATTTTATCAATGTCTGTTTTCATATCGTTTTTTCTGTTTGCAGATTCTCTAAAGCATTCAGCGGCAATCTTCATCTGTGATTGCATTTGCTCGTGCTGTTTTATTTTCCGTTTGATAGTTTTCATAATCGGCCCCTCGGTCGTCGCGTGAATGACATAGGCATTAACTTCCCGCTTCTGTCCGAAACGATAGGATCGGCGCAAGGCTTGATAAAAGTCCTCAAACGAATAGGATAATCCGACAAATGCGACGTTGCAACAATGCTGCCAATTCATCCCGTAGCCGAAAATTCCGCTTTTGCTGATAAGGACGCGATGCTTGCCGTCAACAAAGCCATTCGCGGCATTCTCCTTGTATTTCGCGGTGTCGCTGCCTTTGACCTCGATGGCGTCTGGAATCGCCTTTTTTAACATATCACTTTCAAGATTCGTGTTGCACCATACAATCCAAGATTCGGACGATGGATTGACTAACTTTGCCACCTCATCAACGCGGTGTTGAGCGGTCATGCGCATTTCCTTGTGCATTGTCGTAGCTGATAGCGTGGCCACTCTGAACATCTCTCCTTCATCCGCTCCGGTCGTTTCGTCAACGTCAACAATGATCGTTTCAAGATTTAGCTTCGGAAGGTTATAATCCTTGTCATCGAATCCAATATCGGACGGTTTCGAGATGCAAGCCGCCCATGAACTAACCCATTCCCAGAAGGACTTTTCAGCGTGTTTTTTCAATCTCCAATCGCCAGTGTTGAACGTGTCATTAACAAAAAACGTCGCCAGCATTTGCATCGGTGAGCATACACCAAGAAAGTCGGAGTGCTGGCCAAACTCGGTGTAATCGTTCGGAGATGGCGTCGCCGTGCAGCAAAGCCGAAAACGAGTATCGGCAAATCGATCAGTAAGACGACGTCTGGTTTTGCCTGTAAAGTTTTTGAGAATGCTAGACTCATCCAGCACGACGCCGGCAAATTTCACGTTGTCAAAGTGATCCAGTTTATCGTAGTTGGTAATGTAAATTCCTGCATCGGTGATCTCGCATTCCTCAGCTACGACCTTTGCAGAATATCCAAACTTGTGAGCCTCGGACTCGGTTTGTTTGGCGACTGACAGCGGCGTTAAAATCAACACTGAGCCATTGGTTTCGGTAACGACTTGATGCGCCCATTCCAATTGTTGCAGCGTCTTTCCAAGTCCGCATTCTTCAAATAGTGCTGCGCGTCCTTTTTTCACCGCCCATTCCACTACTTGTTTTTGCCAGTCAAATAAGCCAGCTTGTATTGGTTTTGGATCAAAGCCATGTTCCATGGCCTTGCGTGTTTTTGTTTTGATAAATTCGTCGTAGTTTACTTCTGTTTTCATATTTTCTGTTTATTTGTGTTTTGCTTTACTGATTCGGTAAAATCTCCAGCTCAATAGCCGGTCCTTTGCTGCGCCTGGTGTCGTCCTGCCGTCCGTCCGTGGTATGGATGTATTCAGTCGAATCGTCCACGAACCATCCCATTGCGACCAAGCTGTCCTCAATCTCTTTCCAATTTCCGCGCAGGACAGACGAGCTATCCCACATCCGCTCGCCCTTGCCTAGAATGCGCGTGACTGTTACGTTCACCTGGCACGGAAACGGCACGGCCCGAGCTAGGCCGAGCGCGCGCAGTTTCTTCTCAACCTTTTTTCGGAATGATGCGGACATATACCACGCCGTGCCGCGCCCAGTGTTGCCGTTTGTAAGCTTGATTGGTAGGATGATCTTCATTTGGTTTTAACTGATCGCATCAGGAAAGGCGCACGCCTTCCTGTGCTTTGCTGTTATATCAAAACGGGATTTCATCCGACCCATCATCGTGCGGCACCACAACATCCGTGTGAGGCCGACCATCCCGAGCTTTAGGCGCGTTCGTCTGTGGCATGTTCCGATCAGGAAAAACAAGCGTTTTAGCATTGCCTAGAATCGGTGTCTTTTCCTTCGCTTCCCGCTGTTCCTTAGTCGGCGACATGACCAGCATGTGACTGTTTCCGTATTGATCCTCTCCATCCCGGTTCTCGCGCATGTCCACATCCAGATAAAGCCCAGCCTTGCCGTCGTAAAGTCCGCTTTTCACGATATCGATCAGAAGGTATTTGCGCCCGTCCTTGCCGTCCTTAGCCACGGCGGATGGTATTTTTAGTAAGTCGATTTTCAGTTTATTCAGTGTATTGCTCATAATAGTTTGTCGATTGATTCCCGGATGCGTCCGGTGCGTAATTCGTTGTCTCGAAGTTGTTCCGAAACACGAGAAAGGTTTAGGGCCATAGATATATAAGCCGAGGCCAGATCGTTCAGCCGTTCGAGGTTGATGCAGATCGTCGGGTTCTCTGCATCATCTTCGATATTCATGTAGGCTCGGAATATCTCGCGACAGGTCACTTCTGGATGGATCATGGTAAAATTCTTTCAATAATCGATTCGACCTCGTACTGGTATCGTTCGGCAAATTCAAGCGCGGCCGATTCGATCTTTTCGGTATAGTCATCGCGCTCAACCTTTACGATCAAGCTGCGTAGGTTTGGGAAATAGCTCATAAAATACCAGACATCCAAGCCCGTTACGGCCATAGACCAATGGACCTGAGGAGCGTATTTTTTCGGCAGAACGTCGTCAATCAAATATTCGACGTGCGTATCGATCTGCGGGCATTTTATTTCCAGTCCGGCCACGATCGGCCCGTCGGCGTCTTGCGCTAACTTTAGCCCATCGATGCATATTCCCGCGCTTTTATCGCCGTGCACCAATCCGTCCGGTGAACATCCAAGCGCTGGGTGGATCAGCGATTGACAGAATCCGACCTCGATGACGCGGTTCTTTGTTAGCTTCCGAAACTCATCCCTGGCGAACGGTTCCTGCATGTTCCCCCACTCCATTGCCGCGTTTGGTTCGCGCTCGTTCGGATCTGCGCAGACCTGCTCACGTGCAAGCCGTCTAATTAAGCCTGTGGCGCTCGTAGAGAGCTTTCCAGTTGGCGTCAGTATATTTGCCGCTTGGCTGGCCGTGGCTCGTCCTAGTCGAGCTTCGTGCCACATGGCGCTGCCTTGTGTGCAGTCGATGATCTTGCATTTCATAATCCTGATTCCTCCTGTGCTTTTAATGGGTTAATCCGAGTCTGCCTTACCGCGTTTGTTTTGATTCGCAAGCCGTAGACCGTAGCGCCGCCAGCCGGGTTGCGAATCCCGTCCTGTGCGTAAATGACCACTTTCTGACCAATCCAGTTTTTTGTATCCGCGCCGAACGCCATAGCCAAAGCCTTGCGGTTCGTAGCGTTTAGAATCATGCGTTTCGGTTTTTTGTTGAATCCGACCGAGAAAAAGGATTTCTTCTTCCCGTCCTGCATCACCTGGTCGATGTGTTCATAGATTCCGCTGATGACCAGCTCTATTTCTCCCAGTCCAAGGAAGTCCTCGGAGGCTAGGAATTTGTT